CTATGGTGATGACTTAATAGCTGCGATCAAGAATGAGATAAAAAGTTGGTTTAATAACCTAACTTTCAAGGAATTCGCTAAGGAAAATTTTAATATGGATATAACACCTGCTTGTAAAGGCAATGTGTTTACTGAAACCCTTTCTTTTGAAGAAGTTTCTTTTCTCCGACGCAAGTTTTTTCATAGAGCTGACCAATATTGGCTTGCTCCTTTGAACCTCAATTCTATGTATAAGATGCTAGAGTGGGTTATGCCTTCTGGCTCAATAGCTGAAGAACTTCAAGTTTATCAAACCATACAGTCTTTCTTGTATGAGGCGTTTATGTATTTGGACAGTGATAGTTACCGAGATGTACAACTCGAACTGCTCTATTTGTATAAGCAAGAATACAAGTTTTCTACGCAAGGTTTACCACCCCTGCCTAATTATAAAACCATTGAACTTTCCATTTATGGAAAGATTCAATTCAAACGTGGTGACATTTCCTTTGATGATTACATGATGAGTACAACATTAGAAAATAAGAACTGCAGAAATGCAGAATACCTAGAAATCAAGACTGAATCAGGTGAGTACAAATTGGAAAACCTTAATGATGATACCGGTGGTTATTTCGATAGCCAAGGCGATACTTCTACAGATTTTTTGAATATCGGTCAAAAGGAGTCACTCCACATGGAGGACTTTTTGAGTCGACCCGTTGAGATAGCTTCCGGCAGCATAGCTGTTGGTACGGCAATTTCAGAAGAAATCCCTGTTTGGGATTTGTGGTCCTCAGAACCCTCTATAAGAGCCAAGTTGCGCAATTACGCGTACTTTAAAGGTGACCTAGTGATTCGAGTTGTTTTGAGTGCTAGCCCTTTTCACTACGGAAAGTTACTAGCTTCCTATCAGCCTTATCCCACTAGGAATCAACCTCTTACACAGTCCCTGTTAAGAGATTCCGCCCTTGTGTTTAATACTCGGAGTTTGACGCTCAATTATCTCTCACAAGCGCGTGAGAAAATATATTTGGACGTTTGCAATAGTGAAGCCATTGACTTGTTAGTACCGTTTCTGTCTCCAAAGCCTTCGCACCGGTTGTTTAATACTAGTGTTTTGCCGTTGGCTTCAGGAGATTCATTGGATGATTTTGAAAATGCTGGAACATTGTTTCTGTATACGATTAATCCCATTGAGTCTTCTTCCTCCGGTGTTTCCAGTGACGTTTTTTGGCGAGTTTATGCCCACGCAACTGGTATTTCACTGGGTTGTTCTACAGCATCCCAAGTTGAAATAGTCACCGAATCTGGAGAATACGACGAATCCAAAGAAGGACCTATTGAAACGATTACCACGGCTGTGGCCAGTGGTTTGGCTATGTTCAAATCAGTACCAAAGATAGGAGTTCATTTTGCGAGAGCTTCCGACTTTGCGTATAAATTGGGCGAAGCCGCTTCAATATACGGATTTTCCAAACCCGTGTATAACAATGTACCCGATTATGTTAAAAATCGCCCCTTTACGAATGGAGCTCAAATTATTGGCAC